ACATATCAGACACTTGATGGAAAAGCGTATTTTACAACTGATACGCAAGGATCATTCGCCGTGGAAATGCTGGCCGATTGGGGAGCAGCTTCATCATTATGCGAATCACTTTGGACAGCTGCAACAAGCGCACCAAACACCGGCCTCTCGGTTATTTTTGGAGCAGATTCAGGCGCATCATTTGCGTTTGATGTTCAGCCAATTTTGCCATCAGCTGGAGGCACAGCACCAGATGCACAAACTGTCTCACTTGCCTTTACTTGTGTGACAACACCAATTTTGACAATCACTTAAAAAAGAATCGGGAGCAAAATGAAACTACCAATCACAATCGAATACGGCGAAGGTCAATCTGAAACCTACACGGCACAACCACCGGAGTGGGCAAAATGGGAGACCAAGACTGGCTTTACGATTCAGCAGGTTCAAGAAAAACTTGGCATTGCTGATCTTATGTTTTTGGCGTATCACGCCATGAAACGTGAAGCAGCTGGAAAGCCAGTCAAGCCGTTTGAAATTTGGATGGAAACCGTCACAGATGTGACCACAGGAGATGGCAACCCAAAAGCCATCAGCGCGGAAGCCTAAATCGTCTCATTGTTGAACTCGCAATAGCGACTCAAATCCCGATGAGCGAATGGCAAAGCGCAGAGGATATTCTTACGGCGTTGGAGATATTGGAGAAGCGAAATGGCTGAGGATTCAATCGCTTATGACAAAGCCGATTTGAGACGTATCTATGGGGCTTTTAAGGCCATGGATGATGAAGCTGTTGCAGCCGCTAAAGCTGAATCAAATGCTTTGGCAACTTACTTGCAAGGTAAGATTCAAGTGGCAGCCGGATCAGCCAACAACAAAGTATCACCGAGAATTGCAGCCGGATCGCGCGTTTCTAAATCATCAAAAACTGGTGAAATTTCATTTGGCTTTGCGGCTCAAAAATTGTCCGGCGGCGGCACGACTCAACAACTTTGGGGCGGTTATGAATTTGGATCAAACAAATTTAAACAATTTCCGGTTTGGTCTGGTAGCGAAGGCAGAGGTTCTAAAGGCTGGTTTATCTATCCGACTTTGCGTGCCGAGCAATCACATATCATTGCTCAATGGGAAGATGCTTTCTCTAAGATATTAAAGGAGTGGTGATGGCAGTCGGTGGCTCACGCACATTAAAGCTCACCATTCTTGGTGATGTAGATAATCTTAAAAAATCATTACAAGCTGCCAATACTGACGTTGAGGATTCAAGCTCTCGTCTAGGAGATTTTAGCAAAAAAGCCGGACTTGCCTTTGCCGCAGCTGGAGCTGCTGCCGCTGTTTATGCTGGCAAATTGCTCGTTGATGGAGTCAAATCAGCCATTGAGGATGAAGCTGCACAAGCCAAGCTTGCAACTACTCTTCGCAACGTAACTGATGCAACAGATGCACAAATCAAATCGACTGAAAATTTTATTCTTAAAACTTCATTGGCAACTGGCATCAGCGATGACCAATTACGCCCATCTCTAGAACGTTTAACACGCGCTACCAAAGACGTTGAGGAAGCTCAAAAACTTCAATCACTTGCAATTGATATTTCAGCCGGTTCAGGCAAATCTTTGGAAGCCGTTTCAAATGCGTTGGCCAAAAGCGCAGAAGGCCAGAACACGGCACTTGGCAAATTAGGCGTTGGCATTGATGCAGCTTCTCTCAAAACTATGTCATTTGATGAAATTCAAAAAGCATTGGCTGACACGTTTGGCGGACAAGCCGCTGTTGCAGCTGAGACATTTGAAGGCAAAATGGAACGGCTCAAGGTTGCATTTGATGAAGGCAAAGAAACAGTCGGATCATTTGTACTTGATGCGATTACGCCTATGGTCACGTTTTTTATTGACAAAGTCGTCCCAACAATTCAAGAAGTAGCTGGCGAAATTGGTGAAAATCTTGAGCCAGTATTTGAATCACTTTCAACTTTTTTCACGGAAACTTTAATCCCAGCTTTTAAAGCATTGTGGGCATTTTTAAATGATTTTATCATTCCGATAATTGGCGCTGTATTGCAACCAATTCTTGATGCTTTGTTCAAGATATTTGAATCGGTTTCAGCATCAATTTCAGACAATAGCGATAACTTTGCAGCGTTTTACAAAACTATTAAACCAATTGTTACATTTGTTAAAGATATTGTCGCTCCGGCTTTTGGCACAGTATTGGGCACAGCATTAGAAGTGGTTGGCACACTAGCCTCAACGCTTATTTCTCTTTTTGGAAAAGTGGCAGGAGTTATCAACAATGTTGTCAGCTCTATCAAAGCATTGATTAAATTGGTTGCAGACAATCCATTGGTTCAAGGAATTGGCAACGTCATCGATACAGTATTTGGCGGCGGCAAAGCTTTGGGTGGCCCAGTTATGGGGGGTACGTCATACCTTGTAGGCGAGCGTGGGCCAGAATTATTTACACCAAATTCAAGCGGCATTATCACCCCAAATAATAGACTTGGATCAAATGGCAACACAATTAACATCAATGTGACAGGTGCAATCGATGCCGAAGGCACAGCTCGCAGCATTATTGATGTTCTTAACAATAGTTTCTATCGGGGCACAGGTGGCGCAAATACCTTGCAATTTTCACCATGACCGTATTTAACCCAGTTTGGCGCGTGACAATTAATGGTGTGCAATATCAAACCGCTATTTTGGCAAACCTTACAATCACAAGTGGTCGAACAAATATCTATGAACAGGCTCAAGCCGGTTATATTAATCTTGAACTAATCAATCTTGATCAATCAAATGTGACAATTGCAATAAATAATTCACTTACCATTGAACTACAAGATTCGACAGCAACATTTGTGCCAATTTTTGGTGGATCGGTTGTTGATATTGGAATTGCCGTGGCCGAGGTTGGCTCGATTGGATATGCACAACGCATCAAAATTATTGCTTTGGGTGCATTGGCTAGATTGCCAAAAGCACTAACCGATGGAGTTTTGGCACAAGATTTTGATGGTGATCAGATTTTTACAATCTTGAGCGAAGTTTTATTTGCCCAATGGCAAGCTGTTCCAGCGGCTTTGACATGGGCAACCTATGATCCGACAACCCAATGGCAAGATGCCGAAAACACCGGACTTGGCGAAATTGATCGACCAGGCAATTATGAATTGGCACAAAGATCATCAGACCGAACGGATGTTTATTCATTGGTTTCAGCTTTGGCAAACTCAGGTTTGGGCTATTTATACGAATCGCCTACTGGAGCAATCGGGTATGCCGATAGCACGCATCGCACCAATTATTTGGCAGCCAATGGTTATGTGGAATTAACAGCAAATCATGCTTTGGCATCGGGTTTAACTATTCAATCTCGCACAGGCGATGTTCGCAATAACATTACTATCAAATACGGACAAAATAGCACCAGCGAAACCAGCGCAAACGATCTTGCATCCATTACACTTTATGGTCAATTATCTCAAATTTTTAACACAACTTTAAAGCATTTGGCCGATGCCAATGCTCAAGCTGCATTTTATTTAGCTTTAAGAGCATACCCAGAGTTCAATTTTAGTAACATCACTTTTGAGCTTACAAATCCAGAGCTTGATGATGCTGATCGTGATTCTTTGATTAATGTGTTTATGGGTATGCCTGTGGAGATTTCGGATTTGCCATTGAACATGAATTCCGGCGATTTTCTTGGTTTCGTTGAAGGCTGGACATTTTCGGCAAGATATAATCAGATTAGCATTTCAATGAATTTGTCACCAATTTCATTCTCATTGCAAGCCATGCGATGGAACGATGTGCCGGTTACAGAGCAATGGAATACAGTCAATCCAACTTTGGATTGGATCAATGCAACAATTGTTGCGTAAGGAGAAAACATGAGCAATCCAACAACACCATTTTCTTGGCAAATGCCCACATCGACAGATTTAGTCACAGATTTGCCAGCTGACTTTGAAGTATTTGGTCAAGCTGTTGCGACATCAATGGCCGATTTATTGGGTGGCACAACAGGTCAAGTATTATCTAAAACAACAAGTGCCGATATGGATTTTACTTGGACTACACCAACAGATCAAACTCCTCTTACAACAAAAGGTGATTTATTCACTTTTACTACAGTTGATGCAAGGTTGGGAATAGGTGCCAATAACACGGTACTTACAGCCGATTCAGCTCAAGCAACAGGATTAAAATGGGCAACGCCAGCAGCTCCAACATTAAGTTATACTTTATTAAACGCTGGCGGAACTGCCTTAACAGGTGCAACAACAATAACAGTTAGTGGTATTACAACTAAAAATAGCCTTTACATTGTTGTGGCAGCTGCAAGTAGCGTTAATGCTTCATCAAACATTCAATTAAGAATAAATACCGATACTGCAAATAATTATTATCCAATTTCAACAAGATTTGTTCAAAGTGCAACTTACACAGTAGCGGATCAATCAGCAGCAAACACTGGTTATTCTGCAACGGATAAAATAACACTTGGAAAAATGTCCACCAATGCCGCATCTGTTTCAGCAGGTTACATTCGTTTAGAAGGTTGTAATTCTGGCGATTTGGTAATGTCGGAATATGCAGTCGCTTTCACTGACGGTGGCGGTAATAGCCAAGAAACTTATATTGGCGGCGGTATATATGATGGTACTGCGACAGTAACAAGTGTTTCATTGGTAAGTAGTACGGGTAATTTTGACAACGGCACAATCTATGTATATGGAGCATAAAAATGACATATAACGAAAAGATCATTGACATATCAACAGGTAAAGAAACTATCCGACCTTTTACAGCTGAGGAAATTGCAGCGGTAGAGGCAGAGCAAGCCATAGCAAAAGCTGAGACTGATGCACGAATTAAAGAGCAAGCTGTCAAAGATGCAGCTCGTCAATTAGTGCTTGACAAACTTGGTCTTACAGCTGATGAAATAACTGCATTACTGGCATGACATTTCCACAAGGCACATTGCCTCGTTTAATTCAGGTTGCGTTGGCCGAGGTGGGCACAGCTGAAACTGGAAACAATGAGACAAAATATGGCAAACACATGAAAGCCGACAAGCTGCCATGGTGTGGGTCATTTCTCAATTGGTGTGCCGATCAAGCTGAAGTCGATGTGCCAAATGTGGTTAGCACTCGCGCTGGAGCTGATGCATTTAAAAAAATGAAACGCTGGCACACAGAGCCAAAAATTGGTGATTTTGTTTTCTTTGATTTTGTAATTGATGACAAAACGATTATCAATCACGTTGGCTTGGTAATCCGAGTTTCAGAAAAACAGATTGTGACCATTGAAGGCAACACGTCAGATGCCGGAGATCAACGCAATGGCGGCGAGGTTATGGTTAAATCAAGGACATTGGGAGCAAGGTCATTTGTTGTCGGTTACGGCCGACCAACCTATGGCGCGTTTTCCGGTGATTTGCCGGATCGACCAAAAGGAGAAAAATAATGGATCAATTGAAAGCTATGGCAGCATCATGGTTGAGAAGCTCAATTGCAGGTGCGCTGGCCGTTTATATGACAGGAAATACCAATCCAAAAGATTTGGCAATGGGTTTGCTGGCAGGAATTGTGCCTTTGGCAATGCGCTGGGCCAATCCTAATGATGTAAGTTTCGGCAACAAGAAGTGAGCGTGGGCGAATGGACGGCTGTTGGTGGTCTTGTTCTTGCAATACTGGCAGCCATCTATTCGTCAATGAGAGTCATAGTCAGGTCGATGATGAGCGAGCTTTCACCGAATTCGGGATCGAGTTTGAAGGATCAAGTCTCACGCATAGAGGCGAGGCTGGATCATCTATACACAAAGCTCATCGACTCAGATCATAAAATCCTCTAATATTTGCTAGGACACGCCGTAATTTAGGCGTGATTGTTGAAATTGTCAGACATTGATGTCACTCTCTATTTCGGGAGCTGATTTACAGTTCCCAGAATCGGGAGCTTCAAATGAACGAATTATCAATTGTGATCTTTATGATTATTGCCGGGGCTTTGTGGGCTTTGATGGCCTACTCAGTCGGCTTTAAAGAAGGCGAAAGACAAGGTTATTCAAGAGGCCGCGCTGTTAGCCGCCATGCATCAAGCCGGGTGAATTCATGATCCTTGAAAATTATGAATCGGTCGCTGAGAGAATAGAAAAATTTTGGAATCACTATTTAGGCATTGGCCGCATTGACACCGAGCTTGTTTATCAGGATGGAACGCGTTACATCGTCAAGGCTTATGGATACCGGGAAACAACGGATTTGGTGCCATTTGCCACAGGATATGCCGAGGAGATTCGCAGCAATGCCAATCGCCATCCCATCGAAAACGCAGAGACAAGCGCAATTGGCCGAATGCTTCATGCAGCTGGAATTAGCAAATTTTCTGATGGCATTGAACGGCCATCATTGGAGGAAATGAGAAGCT